CCTCTGAGACGCCCTGGCGCAGCGTTGAGATCAACCGTGTGTTCTGGTCGACAAAGTTGTTGGCCAGGATCGTCGGGTTGAAGCTCAATTTCGGCACGAGCCTGGGCGTCCGGCGTCGGGGCGGTGTCCCACCCGACGGTGCCCTCGGGGGCCGGCCGCCGGGTCGGTCCGAGCCGATGATGGTGAATCCTGTAGCCGCTTCCAGCGCCGGGAAAAACGCCGCTCGGGCGATGTCGTCTTGTTGGCCGGCCGCGCGGCGAGCTGCCGCAGCGATCATGTCATCAGGCAGCGCGTTATCGACCGCGAGCTGCACGAGCCTGAGCGCCTCTGTGAGGGCCTCCGGCGTCCCAGCGGCCAGCGCCCCTGGCAGTACCTGGCGCAGCGTGGCGAGGGCTGTACGGTCGATACGGCCATAGATACGAGCCAGCCGCCTAGCAACGACCTGAGAGGGCTCCATATTCAGCCCACGCTGGGTTGCGGGCCTACCGCGTGCCATGTGTCGAATCCCCTTGCACCTGTCTACCTATTGGTCTACAACTATATCCATGGACACCCCCCGCTACCTCCACAACATCGCCATTCACACTCGCGGCGAGCAGCTGACTGCCACGCAAGTCAAGACCAACCCCGAGACCTACGCATGCGTCCGACGCCACGCTGCGGCGATCCGATACGAGATCATCGCCTTCGGCGAGTTCAACTACATGCGAACAGGCTGGGAAGATAGCTCGACGGCCGAGCGCGTGTTTGCGCTGCGTGTCCTGGTGGCCCAAGGCGAGATCGTCGCCGACCCCGCCGACGGCCACCGCTACATCGCCGCCTAGCCTAGGCTTTGACATCGTCGTCCTCTTCCTCGTCCTCCTCGTCTAGATCAGGTGCACTGTGTGCCGCGTCTTCGACAGGCTCAGGCTCAGGCTCAGGCTCAGGCTCAGGTAGGGCCGGCTTCGCAGCGGCCAGCGCAAGCTCTGCCATTTGCCCTTTCAGCTCCTCAAGCTCCTCAGCGCTTTCGTCGATGGGCGGTTCATCTCCGGCATCGTCGGGCAGGTCGCCGCTCTGGATCAGCTTCGTACGGACCTCAGGCACCGATATCACGCCCATCTGAGTGTAGATGTCGGCCGTTTCCGCCTTGATCTTGTCGGTCTCGGCTTTCTCCTTCGCGCTCGACTGCCACAGCGGAGCATATTCGACCTCCCATTGATCGGGAGTCTGTTCGTTTTTCCTAGTGGCGAGAATCACTTCGACCAGCCGGTTGATCGGCGGTGTCAGTTTCTGCGGTTGCTGGCCAGAAACGTAATCGTACCAGGATCGGAGTTCCGAATCGCCGGAGGCATTCAGGCCGCCGGGCGCCTCGCCGAGTAGCACCGTGCGAGGCATGTCAGTAGCCCGAACCAGAGCGTCAATGAATTCTTTGATCAGGTCAGTCAGACCTGTCACAGTTCGGGTGATCTCGATGAATTTGTCCTTCGTGTCGAGCGCGATCAGGTGCAACTGATCCATCGTATCGTAGAGCGCCTGCACGATTTTCATTGCGTTGGATTTGCCGTCTGCTCCGCCGCACAACATGTCGCGGTACCCTTCGAGCTGGATACCTTGCATCGACAGGTTGTGCATTATGTTTCGGGCATAACCCATGATCACGCCGAGCCCCGTGACCTCTGTGTTGATCCGATCTAGCACCGAGGGACCCCAACCCCCGTTCTCTATCATCTCCGACGGTGTGACCTTCACACCGTCAAATCGAATCACCCGACTGTTGTGGATCTTCCTATCGTCGCCTTTAGAGTGCGGGACGTTGATCATGTAGAACTCAGGTCGCGCGAACGCAGCTGAGCCGAGGCCGGGATTGAAAATGTCCGGTATGACGAAGCGTGCTTCGAGTACGTGCAGCGAAGACAGCTTCGTTGCGTTAGCAAGATCGAGCGGTTCATCCATCTTACGACCGTCGTTTACGATCATCAGTAGTAGCGATCCGCGATACAACCGTGCCCATCGCCACGCGTCTCCGATATGAATCCGTGCATTTAGTTTTTCGAGTTCAGCCAAAACGCTGGAGAAATCGAAGTCTGTGTCTACACCCTTCAGCTTGATCGCTTCACGTGTTGCGTCGTCAGGCAGCCGGTCGATGATCCGGGCCGCAATGGCGTCCTGCCCGTACATGCCTTTGAGCACATCCCAGTCGAGGAGGTCTCGAATTTGAAAGCTTGAGGCTGTCGATTTGTCGGCACCACGAATCCCTAGTAGGGTCTTGAGGTTGACATAGCTGTCTTCTTGGAGTTGTTCCATGGTAAGCCTTAGAGGTAGGCGGTCAGAGGACCCGCCTTATCGGTGTCGAGGAGCATCAACTCGGTGATGCCCCAGACGCGAGCGTCGAGTCTATCGGGGCTTTTTGCCTTCGATGGATCCCAACCTGTCAGTTGCTCCTCAAGAACGAGAAGGTTGCCCACATGATGGATTTGACCGCGCTCATCTAACGCAGCTACAGGTTCGGCGCGAGTGTACTTGCCGTGTGTGGCTCTGACCTGCTTGACGTTCACTTTGTCGTCGATGCCACGAATGTTTGAGCCTACTAGGTCGCCCCCGTTGTTCACTTCACAAACGATGACGTCGGCTCGAAATCTGACGTAGGCCGCAATAGCAGCGCGACCCCATTGTAGTGGTGTCATGGTGCCGGAGCGATCCGCTAGGATGTAGCCATGACCGTCTTCACCGAGGCCGCACACGACGATGCCGGTTTCGTCAGAGTTCTTGTTGGACGTCACTGCCGGATCGACGGCGACAACAATCCGCTTCATGTCGACAGGAGCTTTGTGGACACGGTACTGATCGAGCGTGTCAGCCTTCCACAGCGCTCGCTCGTTGTCTGTCAGGTACTCACCGTCTAGCTCTTGCTTGCCGCTGCGTGTGCCAGCATAAAGCTCGTGCAAGCCGTCGCGTACTTTCTGTTCTAGATACGCGTTCTGATCCGTCGATGCACGCGACGTAACGGTGTCGTGCATCTCTTCGAGCTTTTGCAGATACGTCCCTGGAATGGGTGTCGACGTCAGCATGCAACGGGCCCAGCCGATGCGCAGTGCAGGCTCAATCACCTTGCTCCACGTGTCTGTGAAGTTTGGCCAGTGAGCGGGTTCGTCAGCCCAGATCCATGAGAAGTTCGGCCCGCGCATCTGCTCAGGCTTGTCGGCCGAGAAGATCCTTCCCTTCACGCCGTTAGGCCAGATCAGCAGACCGTTACCGGGCTCCCACCGCGGGCGGAAGTCCAACGGCGCGGTGGCGAGGATGCCCGCCGATCCTTCGACCATAACATGCCGAGCATCGGCGTTTGTACGGCCGATGATCCCTATCTCGCCAGTGCGGATCTTCGACCTATCCCGAGCGACTTCGTTTGTTGTCGCTGCTCCTGTGTGAGTCTTCCCGGTACCTCGGCCAGCACGGAACACCCAACGACGCCAGTCGCCTTCCGGCATGCGTTGATAGGGCAGCGCCCACAGGTTCCAATCACATAGCAGCGCACTGGCTTCTTCGTTTTCGAGCCTGCTGACGAACTTATCAACGTCCGCGCGAGTGTAGTCGAGCAGCTCTTCGACGATTCTCGGGAGACAATCAGCCATCTGACGGTCCTAGGATTGCGACCAGTCGTTCGAGTAGCAGCGTCTTTGCGTCGACTTTCACTTCGGTTGCGGTCTCGTCATCAATCCGCACGTTCGGATTGTTGCTGTATAGTTTGTTGAAACGAAGTTTGAGAAACTCCAACTTGAGTTTCGGATCTTTCGAGTCGAGAATGTCTTCAATACAGGCCGCATGTATCTCGCCTTCGGCCTGCTCCAAACGCTCCAGAAGGTGCAGGTGCAACGAGGGTTTTTCGCCCTTGCACATGCCTCCATCGTCGTCGTGTCTCCGTCGCTCCTTACGAGCTTTTTCGAGCCATTTTTTGAGGCGACTGTAGTTCACGCCGCAACGTTGGCACGCTACGTATCGGAAGTTCCCGCGCTCGACAGTCTTGCAGAGATCGTCGATCAACGGCATCGTCAGGTCGCGCGACCGATAACCAGGTACTAGGTTCTTGTAGACCGGCCCCTTCCGTGATGCTTTTCGCTTGACCATGATGACCCCTAGCTGTCTGTGATCTCGTCGTGGCTGCCCTCGAAGATGATCTCGGCTTCTTTGATCTTAACCTCTGTTGTGTCGTCAACTGACCAGACGTTGATCGCGTTCACCATGGTGGCCGCGTTGCCCTCGACCATCCATGACACCGTCACCGGAACGAACACGTCGGCCGTCGGCATATGTATCTCATACGTCGATGACTTACCGCCGAGGGGGCCAGTGTCAAACTCCAACCCAACCAATTTCCCGGCTACAGTGGATAGCACGGCGCACGTGAACGTCACTTTGTACCGACCGCCCTCCCCGGGTTCCGCTGACAATGAGAGCTTTTCTGCCGGAACGTCTGTACTCGTGGATTCAAGGAATAGGTTCTCCTCGGATCGAAAGTATTTGCGCTTGTTCGTGCCCCACGCTCTAAGGATCTGTTCACCACCGTCGGTCTCATCGGACCACGACAGTTGACTCCGTCCAGACTCGCCCACGGCATCTTCACTAGGTGTGATCCACAAGTCGCCCTCGACTATCGTGATGGGATCATCCTGTGGATCTATCGCTAGCATGCCACGAAAAACGGCACCCCCATCGAAGCGTTGAAGTCGAAGCACTGCTGCAGGCGATTGTTTCTGGGCTGCCATCTCACAACACCCAGCGCCAGGGCCTCCGAGCAGAGACAACGCGATGCCGGCACCGTGGTTCCGAATGAGCGCCGTTGCACCTGCGAAATCGTTCTGGACATCGAGAACCCGGTCTACGGCGAGTGATGAGTTGCCAACCGTTAGACCTAGTAAGGAGGTTTCGCCATCAGCGTCTGTTTCAACGATGTGTGTATCGGCCGACGCAGCAGACTGACCCGCGAGAAGCCAGCCCGTCCACTGTCCTGAGATGTTCAGCGGCTTGTTGAGGTGTTCCGCCGCAATATCGTTTCCTGGAAGGAAGCCGTTCGGGATGTCTGGCGGGTTTTCCTTATTCGATAGCGTGTCAGCCGGACCGGTGGTGTAGACTGCATTTGTTGCGTGTACGAATGTATCTGCGGGTTTCGTGGCCATATTAGTCTCCTATGCGGGTACTGGACAATCACCGAAGGATCTTGCTGTTCCCCATGTTGCACAGTCAGGAATCACTACGGCAGGGTGTGCGGAGCACCAGATCCCACCACCAGGAATCACCACAGCAGGGTGGTCGGACGCCCACAGTGAATCATCACCGATTGGTCGAATGACCTGCCCTAGAACTCCGGCGTACAGTGCCTTGCAGAGGAAATCGAACAAGATGTTGAATTCGTTCGGATCGGAGATGCTCGGAATCGACAGCGATAAGCTGTACGTGCCGTAGTTCACGAGCGTGATGTCACCACCGACGCCGATGAAGGTGCGGCAGATCGTCAGAATGTTGTTCGACGTCCCTGTCCAGTTCGCCTCGTTTCGGTGGGCACCGAGAATCAGATCGCGCTGGATCTTCAAGAACGTACGGTATCTGGCATCAGGGAAACCCTGCCGCTTCAACCCGATCACGTTGCCCACGAAGTCGAGCTGCTCACCAACGGCTGTGTCGAGATCGAAGGTTTTCTGGATGTCCCGAAGCACCGAGATGTACGCACCGAGCGGACCGACGAGATCACAGATAAGGTCGCGGAACTGCCGGTTACCCGGCGTGTCATCCATCTGAACGAGAACGCGATCATCGGCGAGCGCACAGATGTTTTCGACGTTGGGGTCAATGCTAAGACCCCAACTCGACTCAACCGACCATGGTAGTCCCCATCTCATGATGTTACAGTCACAACGATGTTGACGCTGTCGAAATCAGGTCGTTGTCGAATGCTGATCGGCAGCGGGCTTAGAAACGGTCCGCCGATGGCGTCGGTTGACATTTCGACAGTGACGATAGTAACGCCCGAGATCTGCCCACTTGCTTGTAGCTCAGAAACAACGCCCTCATACTCGAACTCAAGTTGATTGCGGCCGATGCCGTTGAAGAACGTTTGAGCTTTAGCCAGCACCGCCGCTTCGGTCACGGCTTCGATGTTCTGCGACAAAGCTTGTTCACTGCCAACGGTGCTCAGCGTGATGGCTAGAAACACGTCTACCAGTTCGATTACATCGAAGCTGATAGGGTGTGGATCGCCTTCGACATCAACAACCGTCTCGGTGTGATCTGTACCAAATGCTTCACCTCCAGCGCCCATAGCCGAGAAGATCGCATCGGCAATCGCCTGCTTAAGAGCTGTTCCTGGTGTGCTCGGGTTCGTCTCGACAACGACGTTGAAGGCTTTGAACGGGATGCCATCACTGTCAGCCGGCTGCGTGCTAGGGTTGTGGTACACACGAACGAACGTCACGCCAGGAACCTTCGAGACCACCGCTTTGATGGCAAGCAAAGGGCCCTGATTCTGTGAGTACAACTCAACCTGGCGATCAACCCGGAAGTCGGGGTCAGTCTGCTGGTCTTGCCCAACATTCGCGTCGTCGTTCGGGTTCGTGAAACCGTCGAGGTTCGGAATGGATGTAATGGCCGACCAGTTTGTGTTGGCGTTGGCCAGCGTCGGTCCCGTCTCCACCGCCGAGAAGGTGGCATCAATCACATCAGGACCAACCGCCGTGTGTGGCCCGTCGGTAAGTTCCCACTCCGTGCTGTTGTCGTCGTTCAGAATCAGGTCGCCAGTGTTCATCGTGCCTGCACCTGAGAATGTCAGGATTCCGTTGACGACCGACACCGTGGCGCCTTCACGGAGTGAGCCCGTCAGCGCTGCAAGCCTGTCGAGCGAGACGCCTATCGACGAGTTCGGATCGAACGACCGATATACCGCTAGCGCGATTTGCTGATCGAGCGCCAGAAACTCTGAAATGATGTTCACGATCTGGCCCATGATCGAGCTGACCGACGTGTTCAGGTTGTTCCCGAACGTAGAGCGCAGCTTTGCTGAGAGTTCAGCAACGATCTCAACTTGCGTTTGGGTGCTCAATCCCGTGGATGTGAGTTCAAATGCCATTATTCAGCTACTTCCTTGATCAGGGAAAAGTCGACGTTGCCCTCAATCGTTACGGCCGTACCTGTTACAGTCAGCACGCGGGTCTGCCTATCGAGGTCTGTCGTGAAGTCTTCGACGACAGAGAGCACGCCCGGTGTACGTCGTACGATGGCTTCGAGGATGAAGCGGATCGCGTTCAGGTTCGGGTTGCGCTCGGCGAAGATGACTTGCAGGTACGGCACGCCAGCGTTGACGTCGTACACGGTCTCCCCGAGCCACGTCTCTAGCCGCATCTCGATGTCCTGCGCAATAGCCTCCTGTCCGACAACGAACTGTAGTTCGCCGTCGACTATCACCATGTCACCGTCTGTTTTGCGAAGGTCCATTACTCAACCTGCACTTTCGTCGAGCCGCCCTCAATAGTTCCGAAAGACAAAGGGGCTGTGACAGGAACACCTAGTCCATTTAGAGCAGCACCAACAGCCGTGATCCACGTCTTCATGCTCTCGGTCTCTTTTACAGCGTCATCTGTGCGAGCTGCACCTTTGTCCGCATCTTGACCAATCTTGATCTTGTCGCCGTCGAGCACGGTCGCGTCTTGATCGGTCCCTGTCGGTGGGTTGAGCGGCGCGGCGTCGTGATACAGGCACGGATGGAACGTGGAGTCTGCTAGGTTGTGCGTCCACTGTCGGGCAGGCTCGGACGGTAGGCCGGCAACGAGGTATCCGTCGAGTGCACGGTCCTGTACATGCAGCTCACCCTTGTCACCGGGCACGAGCGGGAACGTGAGGGATCCGGCTTTAGTACGGGGCCACGCAACAGGAATGTCATCCAATGGTGCAGGCGGTTGCAGGAAGGTTGCGTTTGGATCTCGCGGGTTGTTCGGATCTTTGATCCGCTGGCGCTGATCGACGACCACGTTCACACGTTGTTTTACGGGGTCGTACGACTTGACGGTACACACGGTGTGCGTACGCACTTCGAGCATCGCGTTTCTCACAGCGACGCGGATCAGGTCGGCTAGCCCGGGCGTCAGCCGTAGCTCGTGCGGCCCAGTGCGGTTTGCCCGGTCGCTCATACAAGAACCGCCTTCGATGCTTCGACTGTCATGAGACTTTCACCTCGCGTGTCACCACGGAAGGTGACTCTCTCG